GGAAGTTTATTCAAGCACAAATCAAGAGAAGCAAGATAAAGCGTTTTAATTGGGCAAGTATCTTTGGTCAGACATTGACTAAGGAGATCTTGACTCATAAAATGCAACACAAATCAGCAGACGAGACAGTTCACTTGATGATTAACCATAATACGATTGTTCAACTTGCAAGGACTAATCCTGGCTTTTGTCAGGAGCTTTGTAGGAAGATCAAGATAAGTGTTTATGCAAGATACGGAGAAAACAATTCATCACTCAAACTTTATGCTCAATTAAATCATAGGAGGTAATAAAATGAATATTGTAGAACAAAAGCTGACAAACGAAGTAAGGCATTGGGAAGCTCAGATGAAGAAGTATGCAGAATGGAAAGATAACGCTGCAGCTAAGCTAACCGAAGCAGAGACTGTTTTAGACGCATACGCTAAAGAAAAAAGAGAGAAGAAATAAATGGACTATAATATATTTGAGCCCTGGAAGACTTTAGATCAGTGGCAAAAAGATTATATTGCAACAGAACATAATTGTTTCTTACTTTGTGGTAGACAGAGCGGGAAAACAACCGCTATGTCTATCAAATTTGGAGATCGTGCAGCTAAGAATCCTAAGCGTATTATTGGAATGTTTGCTTACACAGAGAAGCAGGCATACAACTTATTTTTTAAGACTTTGATGTATTTGAAAGCTGTGCATCCAAAAATGATAATTCTAAAGGGCGACAAGAAGCCAACTAAACATATTATTCACTTGACAAATGGATCCATAATTCTTTGTTATGCAGTAGGATTAACCGGAGAAGGAATCAGAACTTTTACTTTGACTGATTTAGTTATTGATGAAGCAGCTCCAATGGCAAGAGAAGTTTTTATTGCACTTACTCCAATGTTATCTGTAACTAAAGGATCTCTTGATATTTCTTCAACTCCCAGAGGCAGACATGGATATTTCTATGAATGTTCTGATCAGTGCCCAAAAGTCAAAAAGCACTTCACAAGGTTTTATGTAAATGGAGAAGATTGCCCAAGACATTCAAAAGAGTTCCTGGAAGACGAAAAAGAATCTATGACAAAATTAGAATATGCCCAAGAATATGTGGCTCAATTTTTAGATGAAATCAAACAATTTTACCCGGATGAATTAATCCGATCATGCTTCACTCCTATGGACTACTCTTTGTTCCAGGGTAGGATTCCACAGAGTGATAGATTTCTTGGTGTTGATGTGGCGAGAATGGGCGGAGACGAAACCGTCCTTCTCACTGCAGACAGACTTGATCGTGAATGGATTGTAATGAAGAATATGGAGATCAAGAAAGAAATAAAACTCACTGAAACAGTCAGATTAATCCTAAAAAAAGACTTGTCTAACAACTACAAAAAGATCTATATTGATGATGGAGGATTGGGTGCAGGCGTGTTAGATCCTCTTTTGGAGCACTCACAGACAAAACGAAAAGTTGTAGGAATTAACAATTCTAAGCGATATTATGAAGATAAATGGGTAAAAGGTAAGCAAAAAGGCGGACAAAGTCGTCTAATGAAGGAAGAATTGTATATAAATCTTAAAATATTGATGGAAAATGGAAAACTCAAATTAGAGAAATCAGACAAAATATTTCAAAGTCTCGCAGGTATTCAAGCAGAAGATGTAAACGGAGAGCTCAGAATCTGGGGTAGAGACTCCCATGTGACAGAAGCACTCATCAGGGCGGCTTGGAGCGTTAGAGACAAAACTTTAAATAGTTACATTTACTAAATAAACAATGGCACACGCAGGACTATTCGCAACAGCAGCAGAAATAATATCTAAAGCTGGAAGTTTTTATGATTCTGCAATCAACACAGAGGCAGTAATTAATTCTTATTGTTTACAAATTGAAAGTTTAATTAATTGTGCAACAAAACACAATTGGTCAGATTATTTTTCTGCACCGGCTACAACTGCAACTCTTAGTCCGGATGTTTGGCATTTACTTGGAGAAGTAGAATCTAACTTAGTTGCAATCTATATGATAGAAAACAATATGCAAGGTTTAGCAGCAACTCCTTATCCTTCAAGAATCATTGCAGAAGATATGATTAATATTTTAAGAGACGCAGCATTAAGAGCAATGTCAATCCTAAGAGACAAGGCAACTCAAAAGTTTATGCGGGAGGCAACATAATGCCACATGATTTTAAACAATTTCCAGAATTAACAAACAGTCAAATGGATATGTATTATTTTAGTTCACCACACAAACAAATCTTTGAAAACTTTTTTGCAAAAGTAATCCGGGTAACAGATGGAGACACAATCCAGGTAACAATGGAAGAAAGAGATTTTGATTTTCCTATTAGATTCTTAGACATAAACGCTCCAGAGATGTCAGAGGCAAGAGGCCAGGAAGTAAAAGACTGGTTAAGAGTTAGAATAGAAGAACAAGAAGTAGAAATTTTAATTGACAAAAGAAACAGAGTTGACAAGTGGGGAAGATTGCTTGGAAGAATATTCCACAGAGGAATGGACACTGCACAAGAGATGAAAAATCTCGGCTTAGTTACAAGTTTTGAAGCTCGTAACGAAGGAAAAATATTGCCAATGAGGGAGTTCAAATGGGCTTAGAAACTGATAACATTTTTACAGACGAAGAAGATGAGTTTTTTACAAGTGAAGCTGAAGGAAGATTGAAACCAAGAATTGTTGCTAAGACAGGAGATCAAGATAATGCCACAACTACTTTAGCTGATGATACAGAATTATTAATGACTTTGCAAGGGGATTCAACTTATAAATTTAAAATATTTATTTATTCAACTCGTGTAGGAACTGAAGATCCTGGATTAAAGATTTCATTTATTGGTCCAGCAGGAAGCACAGGATATTTTGTACCGACTATAACCTCAGATGGAGATTTAACAGTATTAGATTTTACTCCAACAGCATTGGGTGCAGGATCTGGTAATTTAAATAAAACATCAAATGATTCTTTAGTAATTGTTGAAGGTTGGATTAAAACAGCGTCTACAACAGGAGACTTAACTTTTCAATTTGCACAATATGCAGCAGACTTAGATAAAGTAACTATGCTTACTGGAAGCTGGTTGGAGGTAACAAGACAATGATAACAGATATAATCAAAACAGATCAAATGAATGGAGAATTAAAAGTAGATGATATTTTCACATTTAAAGAAGCTACTACAACTGAAAGAACTATTGTAAAATCTGGAACTGAAATAAATGCAGAAAAAGAAAAACTCCAAAAAGAAATAGAAATTCTACAAAGTAAATTAACTGCATTGGAGATATTCAAATGAGCGAGATGGATGTAAACGCAAGCATAGCAAGTGATTTAACAAATACTTTAACTGATTTCTCAGTAGATCCACAAAAGACTGATGGCCCAACAGATCAAAAAGAAACTCACTGGATGAATAATGAATACGCACAATACTTAGCTTACTATAAAGAGATCCCAGAGTTAGCTGCAGTTGACGACGCTAAGGCAGCATGGACAGTTGGCTTAGGATTTATTGCAGACAAAGATACAACTTTTATTTTAGAAAGGATGAGAGGAATAGGAGGAGAATCTTTTGACACAATCATGGAGAACATGGTTAGAACAATGGAGATTGGCGGAGATTCTTATGCAGAAATAATCAGAGACGAACAAGGAGATCTCTTAAATCTTAAAACTCTTGATCCGGAAGTAATGCGTCATGTAGCAAACAAAGAAGGAAAGTTAATTTATTTTGATCAGATGTCTAAACATGGAAAAGATAAAACCAAAGCAAGGAAAGTAGAACACAGATTCAAAATGAATGAAATATTTTATCTTCCAAGAAACAGAGTAGCAGATGAGATACATGGAAACTGTATGACTCAAAGATTAGCTAAAATAATTCTTGCAAGGAATGAAGCAATGGATGATCAAAAATTAGTCTTTCACAGATTCGTAAAACCAAGATGGATAATTAAACTTTCTACAGATCAACCAAGCGAGATTGCAACAGAGAAAACAAAATGGGATAATGCAAATGAAACAGGAGAAAATATGTATATTCCAATGGGCTCAGTAGAAGTAGAACAAATGGCCGTCTCTCCAAACTCAACTCTTAATCCTCAAACACATATTGATAATCTAAATTCTTATTTCTATGAAGCTGCAAACTGTCCAAAGATTGTTGTAGGCGGGAGTGGAGGATTCACCGACGCTGCAGTTAAGGTAGCTTATGTTGCATACGAACAAAACATAAAAGCAAAGAGTAGGGTAATTTCTACACAGATTGGTTTGCAATTAGGAATGGATGTTAAGTTTAAATTCCCAGCAAGTCTAATCAATGATCTTTTATCAGACGCAAGTAAAGATGGCCAAGAGTCAGAGAATCCTTTAGCTCCTAAGCCAAGTGATGTAGGGGTGAGCAAATGAAATTAACACAAGACAACTTTGACACTTTGGTAAATAATCTAAATCATAAAATGACAAACATAGAAAGAGATATTTGTTGGATAAAGAAAATAGGATATTGGATGGCAGGTGTAATGACTGTTAGCTTCTGTGCAAGCATTGGAGGATTAATCTAATGGGATTCTTTGATAAAATAAT